GCGGCTGTGGTCCCCGCCTCCGAGGCGCGCGCCGCGTTCGTTTCGTGACTGAGGCGGTTACCCGCCTCCTCGATAGTGTGAGACTCACGATCGAGCAGCGCAAAAATTCGCTTGTCCGACTTGAGCGATCCGAGAGCCTTGTCGAGAACAGCGGCGCGTTCGGCGATGAGTGAACGCGTCTTCGTTTCCTCACCGAACAGCGAATTCTGTGATTCATGGATCGAACCGGCACTAAGTGCTTGATCGACATAAAGTCCGGCGTGCTGCGCCGAAGTGATATTGGCTTTGGCCATTTCGGCAAGCATATCGGCATGGCGTGTGGTTTCTCCAATGCGGGCGCCGACCTGTGCGGCGTACTCCGGCTTGATGACCCCGCCGACAACCATGTCGAAGGCCGGCTTCGAGAGCTTCGCAAGGTTAGCCGCTTCGCGGACTTTCGCGTCCGACATCGGCACGGAACCGTTGACGAGGTCCGGCCGCTCGCGCATCACCTTCGCCATATCGAGCGCTTGGCCCGACGATTCCTTGATGTTCTTCAAAGCCGCGTACGCGTAGACATCGCGCGGCGACCAGCCATCGCGCTCGCGCAGCACGTAGGCGTCCATGTTGATCTTCTGACCTTCGGACGCGAGCCGCTTGGCGAGACCGAGGCGCTGATGACCGTCCGCGATGACGAGGTCGCCGTTGGCGCGCTCGAAGACGACGGCCTTGCCCGCCGCTACGTTATCCCACGACTTCACGCCTTTGAGGCGATCGGTAACGCCGTGGTTGTCGCCGCCCGACTTGAATTGGAACGTCGACGGATCGGACGTGATCTGGCGCGGATCGAGTTTGCGGAATCGGGCGGGCTTGTTGTCCGCCATGTCCTTGTTGAAGAGCTGCTGGAAGGCGTTCGAGGCGGCGTCCTTGACGCCTTGGAAGTCGATAAAACTACGATCAAACTTTCCGGCCTCGACGTTCTTCGCAAGGATGTGATTGTCTATCGGGTCATCGAACCCGATCGGCTCTTGCAGGCCGGGAATGTGCTCGGACGGCAATCGGCCACGTCTCATGGCAGCCGTGTGGCCGTATTGACGGCCGGTCAGTCGCGCTTCCTGCTCGCCGGCGAGAAGCTTATATTTCTCGATGCGCTTATCGCGACCTGAATCGCCGGGATAGAATTTCTCAAAATCCTTGGGCGAACCGCCAAGATCGAACTTTTCCCGTTCCGCAACCGAGTGCTGAACTTCGTGCAACACATGCTCCATGGCCTCATGGGCCAAATCGCCGTGAGCGTCGAACGCTCTCGGCGACAATTTGATGGTCTCGCCATCAAATGACGAGCCCTCTGCATTGGCGGGAGCGCGCCCGACTTGCAGCGACTTCAAGGTCGGCATCGCCTGATAGAGTTTCGGATGGTTGAGGACGTTAGCGAGATCCGTCGTGCCGGAACGTGGGACGGCGCTTTTGTTCAGCGTCGCGGTGTTATCCGTCAATTCAAACCGCGGTTGGTTATCTTTCGCAAAAGTGATGCCAGCGTATGGCGAGCCGCGCAGTTTCTTATTGCTCGCCCGATAAACGCCAACGCGCGAACGATCACCATTGTCCATAGCCTGCTGCGCAGCATCGAATGCTTGCGACGGGCGATCGTCGCCTGCTTTGGAAAGTGAATCGGCAGCCTTGAGCCCAAGAAACATCGCGCCGACGGGAGCGGCGGGCGCAAAAGAAGAGGCCGGGGATTTGTCATCCCCGGCCTTGCGACGGTCGTCTTTTGCCATGTGCTGTCCTGCTAAGAAATGCAGTCGTCCGGATCTTCTCGCAGTTTGCCGGACGGCTCGCTGTCAGGTGCGGGCGTGAAAGCGTTCTTGATGTCTTCGGGCGCGACCAGCGGAATGAGGTCGTCGGCCGGAATTTCGTACGGCTCTTCGATTTCTTTCGCGATCTGCGCAGCGTCTTCCACTGAAACCGGGCGTTGCGTGATGTAGCCGGGCGGATCAAGCCGAACGCGGTCGGCTCGCTTCAGCGATGTCGGCTTCTTGGTCATCGTGCGCTCCTGTCCGTTTCATTCGGACGTAGGCGCGCCATGGGCGATGTCAAGAGGATTGGTGGAAGCATTATTGGTTAGATCAATAGTGCTTCCCGTTGATTATGCCGCCTTCTTGCCCCGGCGCGCGGGCGGATCGGCCCCGGCCGACGTCGCCAGCCGGTCGGCGAACTGCAACAGCACGCCAAAGGCTTCGTCGGTTGACTTCTTGGCCGCCGCTTTCGGCTTCTTGGCGGGCTTGTCCTTGTCTTTGTCAGGATTGCCGGCGGCCGACCCGGCCGCGCGCGCCTCCGCTTCGGCGCCGGCACGAATGACCGGATCCGCTTCGGGCCGCACCTGATGGTAGGCCTGTTGCGAATTGTCCGCCTCGGGATCGTTAATGCCGTGATTGGTGAAGTAATCCTCACCCTGCGGCACGTCGGAGATCGAACCGTAGATCGTATCGCCGCCGAGCACCGGCTCATATCCGATGATCTCGCGAGCTTCGTTGCGCGAGATCTCATGCGCGGCAAAGAGCTTCGTCGACTTCTCGATCGCCTGCTTCTCAAGAACCGGGTTCGACAGCACGTCGTGGACGATCTCGACTTCGACGCCGAGGCGCTCCGTGAAGATCTGAGCAAGGCCCGAGTAAATCACTTCGAAGCACGGCAGAGCCGCGAGATTGTAGAAGAAATTCCACGCCGTCTCGTAGTTGTTGTTGGTCTGCGCCGTGGTGCGGAAGAGCGTGATCGGCACGTTGTAGCGCGACACGATCGCGTCTTCGACGATCTCGATCAGTTTCGCGAAGTCCATGTCCTTCATGGTTTGCGACAGCGCCTGGAAGTCCATCTCGCCACCGGACGTCACGAGGAGCCCGCCGGCGTTCTCCGATCCTTGCGCCTGCCGCTTGAAGTCTGCGCGGACCGATTCCTTCTGATCGTCGGTGAGCGATTCCTTGAACGCGAGCACGCCCGATAGGCGCGCACCGTTCTTCAGAAGTCCGGCATTGTGCATAATGCCCTCGAGCCTGAGCTCGACGTCGTACTTGATCGCGTTGAGGCGCGGCAAACCGATGCCACGGAAATCGCCGTCCATATCGTAGATCGGCACGATTTCGGCGAGACCGAGCTGATCGAACCAGCGGAAGTCGCGCGGATTGGAGCGATCGCGCGTGAAATTCTGCGTCTGAGTCCCTTCCGCGTACATGAAATCACGCGGCCACATGTCGACGTCCTGAAACATCGACACGAATTGGCTTTTGGCGATATCGATCGCGATCGGCATCGCGCCACGCAACGCAGCGTTGCCGTAGACCACCGGATATGACGTGCCGCTGACCAGATACTGGACGGCCATTTCCTTGATGAAGCGCTGCCGCGTGCGGTTGAAGCCGGGACGCTTCAGAAATGCGTGAATGACTTGACCTGCCGGCGTATCATCGCCGACTTCGCCGTTGATCCTGATCGCCGGCTTCAGTCGCGCGACCTCGTCAGCGATGAGGTCGACGACCTTGGCAAACGACGACGAATTCAGATAGAGCCGCCAGGCTTCGGTCGGCGTAATCGTGCGGCCGGACATCAGCGCGGAAAACAATGCTGACGTTCCGGCGGCATTCGTCGGCGGGGTCACCGCGGTTTTTGTCTCGCGGCGAAACCAGTTCTTGAACCAAGAGGCCATTTCCGTTCACCTTCAAGCCGCGGGATCGAGACCGACCGAGAACGTCCCGTCGCCGGTGCCGTCCGGATCAACCGACACGAACTGATACAGCCAGACGCCCGATATCTGGACGGGCACCTCGAGGAGATAGCGGCCGACTGCGCTGCGCGTCAGCTCGCTGTCGGTGCCGTACACGTAGGCGACTTCGGCACCGGTCGGGTCGATCAGCCGGATCGTCAAAGCCGACGGGTCGACGAGCGGCGCCTTGGTCAGGGCCTGATCGTGCACGCCGACCTTGATCAGCGCGTGCGTGCCGAACGGCACGAGAGCAATGGTCATCAGGCCGCCTCTTTGATGCACGCCGCAAAGCCGACGCGCGACGTAATCTCGACCGAGAACGTGACGCGCGAGCCGACGTCGACCGTCGTGCGCGCCTTGCCGCCACGACGGACCGTCGCCACCGAGGCAAGCGTATCGCCAGCCTCGAGGAGCGCGGCCGTCGCGACGCGGAAGTCGAGAACAGCGGCCGTGGCCGCAACGGTGTCGCCACCGTCGAGGATGTCCGCCGCCGCAACGATTTCCGCCTGACATTGCGCCGCCAGCACGTCGCCGGCTTCGACCATGACGCCCAGCGCAGCAACAGCGACGGAAGCTGCGCCTGCACCTGCGTCTCCCGTCTCGGAGACGGCGAATGCCGCCGAAACAGTAAGATTTGCCGTCGCCGCCGCGGTGTCGGAGGCCTCGACGACGTTGCAATCCGCGACGATGGGAGCGAGCGGCTCCGAGCTCGCCGTGGCCGCAAGCGTATCGCCGGTTTCGGCCACGCCCGCTTGGGCGACGATGGAGACCGTCGCGGCAGCAGAGACAGCATCAGCCGCCTCGCTCAGGCCTGCGGCGGCGACGACGGTGACGGCGGCTGAAATCGCCGCGGCATCAGCCGTCTCGCTCAGCGCGGCGTTCGCGCCAATCGCAACACTTGCGAATGCCGTAACCGTGTCCGCCGCTTCCGCGACGTTTACGTCCACTATCCGGCCGGACGTGATATCGGCAGCGAGCGTGTCGCCCGCTTCGCTCAGGTTTGCCGCAGCAGTGACGCTGACAGTCGCGGCGCTCGAGATAACATCCCCGGCTTCAGCGACGATGACCGTCGCAGCGACGGCAAGAGTGCCGGTTGCGGCGGCAGTATCTCCCGTTTCAGCGAGCGTTCCCGCCGCGACGATGAGCGCCGCGCCCGACGCCGCGATCGTGTCGCCGGCTTCCGAGAGCGCTGCTACACCTGCGACGGTCGCCGTCGCTGTCGCGGCAACGGTATCGCCCGATTCCGTGACGGTCGCGCTGGCCGAGATAGACGCGGTGCCGGCGCACGAAAGCGCGTCGCCGACCTCGCTAACTGCGGCGTTGGCCGCGACGGCGACATTCGCCGCAGCCGCAACGCTATCTCCGCTCTCGGTAAGGGCGGCCGTCGCGGTGAGCGATCCGCCAGCAGCCGCCTGATTGAAGAGCAGGAGCAACATGATCGACGCCTTCCGGCTTGGAGCGCGAGAGGTTTAGAGTTGTGCGAGTTCCCCGTTCAAGGCGGCGAGCTGCGTTTGATAGATCTGGATCGCGAACGCGAAACACTGCTGCGACGTCTGCTCGTCGAGCTGACCGAGAATGATGTCGTGCGTCATGTGCGATGCCGGATCGAACATCTTCATCGAGGTGACGACGAAGTTGCCGGCGACGGCCGACTGCAGGAGCGCCAGCATTTCAGTGCGGGCGTCGATCGAGGCGACAAGCGGTGTTGCCGTGCGGACGGCTGCGATTTCCATGAGCGGGCTCTCCTCATACGATCTTGAAGGACATTCCGACTGCGTTGTAGGCGTTGCCCGAGGTGCCCGGGTATTTGACGGCGGTGTTCGCCGACGCCGACAGTATCCACGACGCGAACCAGCCGGTATTGCCGATGCCGGACCCCGTTGCCCCGCCCTCGTTGTTGGTCCACGGCGACTGCGCCGGCTGGGCGTCGTTGGCGTCGAGTGCGAGCGCATAGAGCAGTTCGTTCGGCCCCGAGACCGGAATGATCGGCGTGGTGATTGCGCCGGTGCCGCTTGCGAATGCACCATTGTCATAGGTCGGCACACCGCTCGACGGCGCGAAGTCGTCGACCCAGATCGCGACAACGACGGATGAACGCCCGAACGTCGCGGTGATTGTCTTGTCGGCATTGGCCGGGGTGTTGGCGAGATAGGCGAGAAACGCCTGGCCGACGGCTGCCACGTTCGTGGAGCCGCTGCCGTGACCCTCAATGGTGTAACTGTTACCATTGCCGTCGCTGACGGAAACCGTGGTCGCCGACGCGCCACCGTCGTAAAAGCCGAGACCGACACACACGACGTGTCCCGGCTGAGGATTGGAGGCGAGCGACACCGAGACGGTTGTTCCGGAGCTCGACGCGGCGACGCCCGTCTGCGCCTTCGAAAACGTATTCGCAACCGGACGTTTGAACGGCGGAACGATGAGCTGAGGCGTAATGATGAGCGACATCAGCCGGCTCTCGCCTGCCAGCCGCGCACGGTGCCGATGATCGTCGTCGAGTTGGCCGACGGCGTGAAGGCTTCCTCCGCCACGAACTGGATGTAGAGCGTGACGTTGCCCGATACTGGCTTGGTGACGACGAAGCCGCCGGCTGGCGTATAGTTGGCGTCACGAAACGACGGCACGAGACGGCCGACAGAGCCGTCGGAGAAGCCCGTCTCCATCGTTCCGACGAAGGTTCCGATGTAGCCGTTTTTCTTCTGGTTATAGGCCGCGTTGTCGCCGCCTGAAACGCCGGACGACGCCGTCGGGTCGGCGTTGAAGAGATTGGCGCGGAGTTTCTTGCCGGCCAATCCCGTGTCGGTCGACGAGATAAGGATATCGGCGAGAAAGACCGGGTCATCGTTGACGTCGGAGACGCTCGCCGACAGGGCCGTCACGGAACCGGCCGTGGCGCTGTTGGAAATGGAATCGGCCGCCGCGTAAGCCGTCGTGTTGGCGGGCCGGGTGAGCGTCGTGAAGGCGGCGGCGAAGCACTTGTTCGCAAGCCCCTTGCCGCCGAGCGGCGAGTTCGGCGAGATGGCGACGACCAGTGCCGGATCGGTTGCAACCGGTGGGGTCGACGCCGCCTTGACCGGCACGCGATCGGTTCCGCTGGCGCCCGAGATGGCAACGACCTGGCGCTTGACGCCAGCGCCAATGTCGATGTCCTCGATGACTTCGCCGGTGCCGGGAAGCGTGGTGTTGTCGGCCATGATCGCGCCTTATGGGTTACGCGTTGCCAGCCGTGATGCTGAACGATGCGACGCTGACGGACTGAGCGTTGGCGATCGAGTTGTTGTCGAGGGTCATGTCGCCACCGCCACCCGAGGCGCTGACGCTACCCTGCATGTGGCAGGTCGTGTCGCCGGAATCGTAGATGCGGAAGAAGGTAGCGGCCGTGCCCGCGCCCGCGCCCGACTGGCCCGTGAGCGTCCACGATCCGCTCTTCGATTTGACACCCGAGGCTGCGTTCGCGAGATAATCCGACGGCAGAGATCCTTCGGCGAGCTTGGTGTTGCCGGAGAGCGCGGCGGCGGGGTTCGCGGGCACGGTGCCGCTGTAGAGCCGGAGAATTGGCGCGGTGCCGATCGCGGTTTCGACAGCGTCGAGTTTGGCGTTGCGCACGGCGGTCGAGTATTGGAGCGTCATGGTGCGGATCCTGCGATTGGCGGTTTAAACCTTACGAGCGGACATTGACGAGACCGGACATGCCGGGGGTAACCGGCGTGGCCAGAATGCTGTCGGTCGCGGCGATGGTGAGCGAGCGATGCTCGAAGGGGCGCAGCACGTCAGCCGCAGCCGACAAGGCGTCTCCGGTCGAGACGCTCGAGCCGATGCGGATTTTAAGATCGCTGCCGGGCGACAAGTTCTGCACAGTGGCCGACGTCGGACCGGCGGCAAGGATCTGCGTCCACACACCCGCCGGAAGCGCGGTCTGCACCATAGTCGTGGCCATGATTGTTCCTCAGAAAAAGCCGATGATATCGATGGTTTTGATCTGGCTCGGCGCGGTCGCGATCATCACGCTGTCGGCGCGGTTCGGCGACATGAAGCCGTCGGGCGTCTTGTCGATGACGATCTTGCCGGCGTTATCGTGCTTGTAGACGATCTGGCAGAGTTCGCTTTTGAGCTGTGCCAGCTCCGAAATCTCCGACGACAACGAGATGAGAAGATCGGGATTGAAACCGCCGAGCGTCTTGCCCTTGATAGCGCAATAGGTCGCGTAGATGCGATCGCGCAAATACCACCACCCCTGCGCCTTGGCGTTTTTGAACATATCCTTGTTCTTGATGCGGTTCGTGCCGCGTTCGGGACGCTTGCCCGTCGCATCCGGAAGCTCGTCGACGCCTCCCGGAACGTAGAACGCTTCCGGCATCCAGACTTCGCCCGACGGGCTCCATCCCTCGACCGTGATGCCGTCGGCCTTGTGGTTTTTGTTCCGCAGCGCTTCGGCCGCACCGGCTCCGACGCCCGTGGTTTCGTAGCGCAAGCCTTGTGCACCGAAGAGTTTGCCCTCGCCGTAGGCCCAGTGACCGGCTTCGCCGGCCGACGCGCCGACCAGTGATTTCACCTCGGTGACTTGGCAGCCGTACATCAGGCAACAGGCGGCAGGATCGCGGCCGCCGTCAGCAGGATCGAGAGCCGCGAAACGCCTGCCCGTAATTTTGAGACCGAGTTTGTCGGCGGCGCCGACGATGGCTTCGACCCACGGCCCCTTGATCAACTGGCCTTCGACGCCCGCCGTCGCGTCACGCAGGTATTCTTGCGCGTAGAGATGGCCGAGGCCTTTGGCGGTCAGTTCCGCCTCTTTCGTCGCCTTCCACTCGGGCGTGTGCCACGGGGCGTCGTCGATGTCGAAAATGAATTTTCTGGGCTCGGTCGCGCACCACTGATTGAAGAGGGTGCCGACCAGAGGAGATGAAATGTCGATGCGGCAGTCTGTTGTCGCCGTCAGAGCGGCTTCGAGCGCCGCCGGTCGTTCGATATGCGCGGCTTCGTCGATGAAGTAGACCGAGGTTCGGCCGCCGCGGCCGATGTTGTCGCCCGCTTCGCCGACGATCGCAGACGCGTTTTCGGGATTGACGATGCGCCGGTGATTGAAGTGCGCCTTTTCGTTCAATCCGACCGGTTTCATGTACCAGGGCAGATTGCGGATGATCGAGCGGATTTTCTCGAAGATCGAAGACGGCTCGCCGCGGATGTCGACGAGTTCTTCCTTGCGCGAACCGAAGCCGACGGACGCGCCATCGGTGAAGAGCCACATATGGACCGCGAAGGCCGATGCCATCCACGTCGCGCCGCTATCGCGCGACTTCTCGACCGGAGCTGATGTGCGGGTGCGGGCCCGCTCGATCATCCAGTTCAGAAAGTCTTCTTGCTTCGCGAACGGGCAGACGGGCAGTTTTGTCGGCAGCCCGAGCGCGGCGTTGCGCGGTTCGTGCACCCAGACGCAGTCTTTGACGAAGTCGACGATCGATGCGGCGTAAAACTTCTTCGCGCCGGCGATGAGCACGGCTTGCGGCGGGCGATCGTCGCCTTTGCGAGTAGCCTTCGGCGCGGAATTGATATGATGCTCGAGTTCCATACGCCGACGGATTTCGGCGAGAAACATCGGCGCCGTCGGCCAGACGAGTTCGGCGGGCGCAGGTTCAGCGACCGGCGCGGCGGGCGCGACAGAGACGAGCGCGGTCATGGCGTTCTCGCTCTGTTCGCATTCAGTTCGGCCGGCCGTTTATCCGCCCCATGCGGAAGTCTTCGAAGGCGCGCAGCATCTCTTTGGGATCGGTCACGCCGTCGAGGTTCGGCAGATTGTATTCATGCGACGTCTCGATCGGGCCGCCGTTGGCGCCGGTGTGTTCGACCTTGGTTTTGACGTAGCCCATGATGCGGGCGATATCGTTGAGCGCGCCGCGCTTGTCGGCCAATTTGACCTCGACGATCTTATCGCCGGTGCGCGAGATGGTTTCCCCGATTTGGACGACGGCTTTGAGTTGCACGTCGGTTAGGTCTTTCGAGTTCTTGAGGACGGTGAACTTTTCGGTGCGCGTCTTGACGTTGCCGTACTTGTCGGTGACGGGCATCCCGGTCTTTTTGTCGAGGATCGGGATTTCGCGCTGACCGAATTCGTAGTAGTCGCGCGGCTTGGCGAACGCCATCGCGGCGAGTTCCTGAATCACGCGGTCGGCGGAAATGTCGAATCTTTCTGCGACCTTATCGGCGAGGCGAGCGTCCAGTTCTCGAATCTTGCCTTGAATCTTGGCTTGCGCGAGCAGCTTTGACGCCTTCTCGGCGCGGTACTGGTTGGTGTGCTTGGCGGAGATCGGATAGGCCTTCAGATAGGCGTCGGCGCCATTGCGGCCGTTGAGGATGTAGGTCTCGCAGAAGAGGAGCATCTGGGGAGAGAAGCTGTCACCGGCGACGGTCTCGCGTGTTCTCTTGACCGTCTTCTTGGTGCTTGCGGCTTTCCGGCCTTTTCCCTTCTGATTGCGATTGCGTGCCATGACGTACCTACCCCAAAAGCTCCGAGCGGGTGGCCCGGACCTGTTGTCCTTTCCGATTGTTTGCGTGGTTGAGAGTTTGCTTGCCGATGACGGTGGCCGGCATCCCCCACAGGTGCCGGGCTTTCCACTGGAAGCGGTGCGTTAGTTTGTGATCTGCGGCCGTGCCGGAGATTTGATAAGGTCGATCAGGCAGCGCGCATGATAGGAGTCTTCGCCGTAGAGCGGCCCGATTACGGGCTGTTCGCCGACATGCTGCCCGCAAACCTTGCATGACCTATGGCGCTCCCACCACGTGTGCCATGCCGCGACGGATTCATTGGTGTTGGCGTCAAAGTGCTGAATGGCCTTGACGATGACGGCCTTGTGCAGATCATTGACTGTCATGAACACTATCCTGGCTATCGCTCTTCCCAGTCCATCCATGAGCGGACGATGGCGGTTAGGCGTTTCGTGAACTTCAGCTCTGGACGCGGGCGCGCGAATGCGGCGGCCTTGAATTCTGCCAGCGTCATCGGAGCCTCAAAGAAACAGAGTGAACGCCGCGACCGTGAAGAGGATCACGATGGCCACGATGGCATTCACGACCATGAACGATTTCATGGCGACCCCTTGTTTTTCGCTGTTCATGCTTCGACGAGTTCCCCGTTGCGAACCCAGCCGTGCCAAATGCCGTGCGTATGAATCGACGGGGTAATGGTCGGGCTTTCTTCGTTGCCGTCCCATTGCCAAACGGCGCCGTTGTTGTTGGAGTGACCGATCGAGATCTCGGTCGGGATGTTGATGAATTTTCCGGCCGCGTTCTTGAACGGCAAGATGATCATCAGCCAACGTTTCCCGTCGTCACGGGTCTCGAAATAGAATTCGCCGGGCTTGTGCTCCGGACCTTCCCAGAAGTCGCGATTGGCGCGCGGCACCATCTTGATCGGCTCATGGCCGTAGCGCGGCGTTTCCGTCATCGCGTCACCTCGACCTTGATTGCGCGCTTCAAATCGCGGGCTACAACATCAGGATTGACGGGTAGGCCGAGCCAAACGCCCAAGCGCGTCAGCGTGAGGTACGGCCTTGTCCACCACGCAAGGCGGCAGCGCGCCGTGACGGTGATCTCGGCCATCAGTGCACCCTCTGCATTTCGAAGGCTGAAAGATCGACCGCCGACCAATAATTGCAGTCGCGCCATTTAACGATGGCGACGCAGGCGTGCTCTTGATCGTCCGTCTCTTCGCCGTCGGAATCGACGTACGACGTGATGTCGCCGAGTGCGCCGTCTTCGGCACTCACAAGGCCGCTTGCACGGTTGACGGCCTGCACCACCCGTGTTTGCGGGCCGCTCATGCGCAGATCCCATAGCGCTCTTCGACTTCGCGGCAGGCGTCCCGCTCGATCTGGTCGATGAACGGATTGGGCGACGCGCTGAACCGATGGTGGCGAGAGATTTCATCCGCCAGGAGTTCGCGCATGAGTTCGATATGGGCCTGCGCCACGTTCCAGCCGCGGTTCCAGACGGTGTGGATTGCAACACCATGCGCCGCGAGCGCACGGCGCAATCTATGCACGACGATGTCCAGCACCTCTTTCGGCGCTTCCGGGCCGCCGTCGGCGCGGTTGCTATAGAGCGCCTCGATCAGCTCGTCATGCGAGACGGTCCGCCCCTCGAGCAGACGCCATGCGATGACGCGCTCGGTTGGAGTGAGCTTGCGCAGCATCAGCGTTTCCGGATGGCTTGAGTGACGGTCGGAGCCTTGATCGAGCGCACGATCTGGGCCGTGCCCTTTTTGGCGATCGTCGCCGCAGTGCCGATCTGGCCTCTGCGAATGGCCTGGACGAGCTCCGAACGCATCTGTCCGCAGGTCGAGCAGGCCATGACATTCTCCGTGAAATTGCGATCCAATGCCTGTCAGCGAGGCAAGCGTAGCCCTTTGAGATCAATCTGATTGAGGGGCTGTTGCCAGTGATGTGGCGAGGCGCCAGACAGCAAAAAACCCGGCGCGGATGTCCGGCCGGGTTCACGTGCGCAGTAAGCGACGATAGAAATTACGATGCCAGTGACCCCGATTTGTCGCAAGGGGGCTGCAATGTTTTTTTATTGTTCGCCATGCGGCGGAGTGTCGCAGTCACTAAGGCGAGGTTTGTTTGACAAGCAGCCAGCGCTCCGTGTCGTTGATGACGACGGGATGGTCGGGGCGCTCGTAGATTTCGAAACGGAGATACGCCTGCGGTCCAGGATCCTGCAGAACATCGTCGGGCAACGAGCGAAGATAAGGGATCAGCACTTTGCTGCCGTGTTTCACGTTGACGATCTTGCCGTGGCATCGGCCACCGACGAGGTAGACGCGCTTCATGCGTTACGCTCTCTCGATCTGCGGCGGCAATTCCACCGTGAAGGTGACCTCGCGTTTCTCGAAATCGATGGATTGGATTTTGACTTCATAGGGCTGAAAATGCTGCCGCAGAGCGTGGGCGGCCATCTCCTTCGCCTCAGCGAGCGTCAGCCCATCGAGCGGCTCGCTCTCGGATTGCGCAGCAATGCTGTCGATGATTGAGCGACGGATGAGTTCATGAAGATCAACAATATTCCCGTCGGTCATGGTGTGAACTTCCCTCGCATCTCACACGTCGCTAGCCCGAACCCATAAGAAATCACGCGAGTGAGATACCATTCCATCGTATCACCTGCCACGCTGTTGCGATGCACGGGAATCGGAAAGGCTGACGCGAGAGTGACAGCCTCCCATTGTCGAGCGATACGGCGCGGCACGGTGACGATCCCCACGTAGTGCAGCGGTCGCATTACGACATTAGTCCAGAGGAAACGCTCGTCATCCGGAATCATGGCGTCCTTTCCGGCAGCGGTTCAATTCGCCAGCCTTTGTCATGCGCACCGTCGATCATACGCTCGCGGTCACGCTGGAAATCCCGGCGGCCGTAGAAAACGAAAAGCGTGCCGGGCCCGTGACCATTGAGATCACCATTTTTATACGCGATTTTGGCTGTTCTGCCATCCGGCGTGAGGTAGTCGCCGTAGACGTCGACGCGGGGCCAGCCAATAGCTTTCATGGCGTTGTGGAGTTGCGTCATCGTCGGGGCGGTGACGAAGAAGGGCGGCGCGCAATCGGACGGCACCGGCACGGGACCGGGCCGCGTCTTATTGAGAAAGCGTGCTTTCCAGTCTTCGAATGCCATTCCCCCGCTTCCCGTCTAGCAGTCGAACCAAAACACGATGCGCTCAGCTCCGGCATCGCGCAATCGTTTGATTTCGTCGAAGAAGCCCTCGCCGAGGAACTCGCGGAACGTGACATGTTTTCCATGTCCCGGCTCGACCACAACAGCGCCGCTGAAGCCCTCGTATTGATCGCAGATGGCGAATTGTTCGGCTTCAGTCATTCATCAGCTCCGCAGGTGCTTGCAGGCGCAGGGCGCGATTTCATGCGACATGATCGGCGAAACGCTTCTGCCGCAGGCCGGACACTTCTTGTCGACGGCGCACGACCATTTGTCCGTCCATGACTCGCCGCAGTGCAGATAGGTGTTGCGGAACGCTGGCTGACAGGTCCGTTGATCGTCAAAGGCGTGCGTGCAATCCCGCTCCTTGACGAGAGAGAGGACCCAGAATTGATGCGCATCATAAATGGCGACAATGCCTTCCTCGTAGCGCACGTGGACACGCTCTTCGGCAATCAGAAACACTTCGCCTTCGCAGCCCGCCTGCAGGTGTTTGCCGACGCCTCCGCTGGTGTAGCCATATATAAATTCTCCTGAAACGACCCTGTCGCCGACGGCGATGCTTCCGAGCGCGATCAATTGCTTGCCATTCTTTTTAGGATCATCGCGTCGTCACTTCTTCCCGCGCCGCGCGCGCATGACCTCTATGCCCAGCAGAACCGCTTCGCGGGCGATGGCATTCTTCGAGGGGGGCACCGTTCGCGCCAAACGCTCCTCTTCGAGAAACTCTTGTGCGGCGTCCGGCAATTTCAAATGGACGATTGTTTTCATCGCGCCATCTCCGGCAGGCGGCCGCCCCCTGCGATCGACCCGTTTCGACATGGTTTCTCCTATCGTATACGAAAATAGACTACAAGATACGTTCATTCACGAAAATGTGAACAAATAACCTACGCGGATTCCCTTGACATGGGAACCGCGGCATTGACTTTCGGTTATTTTCGTATACATAAATATACACGAGACGTTGACGTGGCCTACCGGCGCCAAGTCATCCCGGCCGAGCCTGAAAGGGCGGACAGCCGCACTCGCAGAAGCCCAGATCATCGGGCGGAGTTCTGAGGGCGCAGACGGGTGACGGGAAAAATAAAGGTAACCGGGGACTTCCACGCAGCCGAGCCCAACCCGAGAAATCGGGAATGGCGAAGCTGTGACGGATCGAACCCCACGGGCGCCCACCTGAAACACGGTGCGGTGCCCTTTCGGGTATCAACCCTGCCAAGGAGAGAGCACATCATGGAAATCAAGGTTGGAACGATCTTCCGTTCGTCATGGGGATATGACCAGACGAACATCGACTTCTACGAAGTCACGCGCGTCATGAAAGCCTCTGTCGAGATCCGCAAGATCGCGGGCCAGCAGACGACGGGAGATGGCTGGACCGGGAAGGTCGTACCGAAGCCCGGCGAGTTCATCGGCGAACCGATGACGAAGCGTCTCAAGAACACCTACGACGGCAATCCCTGCATCCGCATCGAAAGCTACGCCCACGCCTATCTCTGGAATGGAAAGGCCGAGGCCTTCACCGCTTATGCCTGAACCTTCGAGCCACGGCGCGAGAAACCGCGACCGACTTTGCCGTGTCGAATACGATTATCAAAAATTATGCGTCAAGCGATGGAGACAATTCATGAAGCCCCTAAAGCGCCGACCAGCTGGCCGCCAACGCGCTGCAAAGCCGGATCCAACTGCAGAGAAGTCGACAACGGCTGAAACACCCTCCCAATCCGAAACGATCGCGGCGACTTCGCCGGTCGGGCGCGCGGCCTTTACGATTGATGAAACGGTCGTCATGACCGGCGTTGGCCGGGATTTGATTTACGAGGCGATCAAGGACGGACGCCTCGTCGCGCGCAAGCTGGGACGCCGGACGATCATTCCAGCCGATGCACTCGAAAACTTTATCTCGCACCTTCCCCGTGTGGGAGTTGGAAGCAAGGAGAAAGCGAAGTCGGAAGACTTCAAATCCCTGATCGAACGCGAAGCCCATTCGGCAGCCGACCTGCTCGCCGCGCTCGAAGCCGCCAAGGCCTCGGGCATCGACCTTGCAACCGTGAACGTACATTTGGGGGGTGGATATCTGGGATCCGTCGACGTAACCCAGCGCACGCATGCGGATGGATCGAAAACCACCTACATGACGCTTTGGATCACACCCTGCTGAACACCCAACGGAGACATCGATGAAAACTTTCGAAGTCGTATTTCCGTCCGAGCCGTGGCGCAACCGACGTTTCAAAGTGCGCGGCATCTGTCAATTCGACGTCCTAAATCCTTGCTGGGACAACCGCGCGAGCGACATCCCAGGGAAGCATTGGAGTGGCCTTTGCGACGCCTGCCCGGCCTGCACGGCTGCTGCTAAAAAGCATCCGACAAAGTGACGTCAGCCCGGCCCGCGAAAGCGGTGTCGGGCGTTGGGCTGTCAAGCCAAGGAGAGCGTCATGTTCATCGATCCCAAATGCTACGATCTCGCCGCGCACTTTCTCCCCCATGCCTCGGAAGCACGGAAGAAAGATCTCGCCGAGATGATCCAATGGACCGTTGACCTTGAGCTTTTTGACGCGACGTCAAACCCTGCCAAGGACAACACCGATGGAAACCTTCACCTCTTGGGCAATCGTTCTCACGATTGCATTGAGCATCCTGAGTTCCCTCGTCGGCTCTAGCGTGGCGTACCTGCATTGATTGAAGCCCTGCGCTCGCAAAAGCGCGGGGCTTTCGCATATAGTAGAGACCAAAGGAGACTGACATGCGACCGATCAAATGGCACTTCGACATGATGCCGGAACACGTCTACGACGGCTTCACCGATGATACGCGTTGGAATGGTTTTTTGAACGTCTGGGTCACACCACAGGTTCGTGATGGAATCGTCGCCGAGTATCGCGGCGTCGAAGATATTGCGACTGCTGATGAAATGGCCGAGCTACCGATTGGAACCGATGGGCTTGTCAGTTTTGCTGGCGGGTATACCACCATCGAAGCTCTTTGAAACAACGACATGCGCCAGACCGCGCGCAACGTGACGGACATCCGATGGACGACTGGTTTCAGAAATATCCCGCCCTGCTCTGGGCCTTCCGTATCTTCAATGCGATCGGCCTGATCGGCTGCTGCTGGCTTCTCTGGAACTGGTGGCACGACAAGCGGAAGAAGCCATAACGGAACTCGCGCGGCGCGCTCCTTGGCTCCGAACATTCAAGCGCTGTGCATCGAAGGGCCCGCCGGTAAACCGCGCGGGCCCTTCGCATTTATGAGGAGTTCTTTCCTCGAAATTCCCTGCCAAGGATCTGACCATGACACCATCTGGACCGCACCGCATCGCGGCGGCGCATTACTCGAAGCGCCACGCGACGACCGCTCTGGTCTATCGTGATGCCGACGGCCGCTACGGCTGGACGGCGATCGAGTGGATCACGCGAAAATTCGACGAAGAAGTCGCCTACGTCTATCGCAATGGCGAACTGATCAAGAAACCGGAAGGAAAATGCGCATGACAAACCTGACAGCAGAGCGTGTGGAATCCCTGTTTTTGCAATGCATGCGCGCCAACGGCAAAGACGTCGCCGGCATCGTCACCCGAGCGACGCTGGACACGGCCGGGCACGAAGCGGAAATCGCTGCGATGCTCGCCGATCTGCCCGACGAGTTCCAATCATCGAGTGGCGGCGGATGGTCCTTTCTCAACGCATGTCACACCAAGACCGGCGTGCAGTGGACCGACTTGCATTCGACGATGGAAAAGCTGTTCATGCTCGGCATCGCCAGCGGGCAAGCGCAGTATCTCATGCCGCGCGAGCTATGGAGCGCGTTACCGGGCGGCATGCCGTATATCGTCGTGACGCCGATCAAAGGACAATCGCAATGACATCGGATTTTCAAGCTTTCAAGGTGTCGCGGCCGGCGACGGAGATGTTCCGCAAACTCGGCTTTGAAGAGTTTCTCGAAACGGCCGAGAGCTGGCGAATGCTTCGTCGCCTGATAGTCGATTTCAACGATAACACGGAACGCGGCGCATGGGTGAGTGCGGCTAAGCGCTGTGATGGCGTCGCATCCTCGGGCGAGCGCGTGCTTCTCCATGCCATTCTTCACGTGACTGATTTCGATTGGCTCGCGGACGAGTTGACGGAGGGTCGCGCGTGGCGAGAAATGAACAACGCGAGCGGCGACTATCGTGCAGCGGTTGCCGCATGCATCGCGGCGGATATTTGGTGAAAGGGATAATCGCAATGGCCGAAACCAAAGACTTTCATCTCGGTGACATCCTCTCCATCACGACAGGCATGCTCGTGTCGCCGCGCCATATGGGAGGCGTCTACGACATCCTGAACTGGATGACGGGCGAGCAACTTTTCACGCACCAGTTACCGCGTGTGGCGCGCGAGGCTGGCCCGGTGTTGCTCCGCGCGCATCCCGACCTCGCAACCGTCGAGCAGACGACGCTGAAGCCTGGCGACGTCGCACCGTGGCTCGCCGCGCAAGTCGCAAAATTCGGTGAAATGCTGCCCGTTCCGAAGATGACGGCAGACGAGCACGAAGAGATCGACATGATGTCGGAAGCGGCTCAGTTCTTTCCGTCCGACAAGATCATCACCGTCGAAACGAAATGACGTAGCGTGAACTCGACGAAGTAAAGTTCGTCGAGTTTGCCCTGCGCCAGCAGGCGGTCCAAACGACTACGCCGCACTCTCCCCGTGTTGGGGCGGCGCACTATCCCGACGGCACTCTTTAAGTTTTCGAGTGATTTGTGCGTCAAAGGCAAATCGATCTGCCGTCCACTAAACCCATCAAATCCACGAACCTCTACCCGGGCCTGCACCGCCGCCCTGAAAGAGCGTGTGCACGGGCGCGCATCGAAAGCGCGTGAACTTCCCATGTCGCAACTTCTTGAAAACGGCGACATGGCGCTGTCGATATGTCGTCTCTCGCGACATGAAGAAGCCTCCGACGTTACCCCGCTGCTCGAAACAGCGGGCATCGGAGGCCCTGATCAACCACCCCTGCCAAGGAGCAAGTCAGATCAATGAAACCACATACCACGAACTGGCGCATACCGCCAGTTGCTTGGGTCGGAATCGCGCTCGCGTTCTCGGCCGAAGCCGCAGCGAATGCACTCCGCGCCTACGGGCTCGGCGCGCATGAAACGCAATTCACGATCTACGTCCGCGGACACGCGATCGCCATCGGCGGCATCGTCATGGTGCTCGCCGCGCTGGCGCTGTCCCTTTCGCAATCCCGAGCTGCCTGGGTGGCGTTGAAGCCCGGCGACCCGCAACGCCGCATCATGGCAGCGCTCGTTGCCTTGGTGCTGATCGCCGTCTCGGCGTGCGCAATGTCGTCTCACATGCTGGCCGCGATGCGGTCGACGTCTGGCGACGAAACACACGATCGCAAAGCCTATGATCGCGCGGAAACCGCCTACAAGAACGCCAAGCGCGATTACGAGACCGTCAAGACGGCGGAAACCGTTGCCGCCGTCGAAGCCCGGATCGCAGCGTTGAACATCGACGCCAACATCTGGCGCCGGACCAACGGTTGCACCGAGGTCAAGCGGCAAGTCCATCAAGATGAGTGCCGCTCGTTCACAAAGGCGCAACCGTCGCTCGCCGCCGCTCATCGCAAGGCCGAACTGGAAGCTAAACTCCCGGCCCTGCAGGCGGCCCTCGACAAGCAGAAACGTCCGAACGAGCAGACGGACGCGGAAGCTTTCGTCAACGAGGCTTGGAGCTGGCTGGCGGCGCTGGCGATCATTCTCGTCGCAACCGTCGGTCCGGCTCTTTTTGCGACCGAAATCGTGGAAACCGCGCCGGAAAGCGTGGAAACCTTTCACGATCATTACCGGCCGGGACCGCCGAGACGTCCGGTACCGCCGAATGGCGGAAACCGTCGCCCTTACGCTTTCACCAAGCAGGCGGCCGAAGCCGATGTCATCCGGCTGTTTCGCGACAACGGTTCGATTCCGAGCCAGGAAACGCTCAGCCAGCGATGGCACGTCGGCAAGGGCACGGTTTCGAAGTGGGTCACGGATTTCGAGCGTCGGCAACTGATCAACCGGGAAACCGTTGGCCGGTGTAAGACGGTCGTTCCGTTCAAGCAAACGGCGTAACATCAACCCCGGCGCGGCGATCCCGCGACCGGGGTTTTTTGTTTCTTAGCTTCGGCTTCAAGGCCGCGCACCGCGAGTTCGACGATGCGCGGAACCTCGTTTGTTTCAATCCAGCGTCGAACGCTGGACACGTCGCGTTCGAGCGCGGCGGCGAGTTGCTTCTGCCAGCCGCGCTCGCCGAAGAGCCTGATGGCTATGTCACGTAGCTCTCTGCCGCTCATACTCGCCAATCCAGCGGAGCACGCGCTCCGAGAAGCCATCGAGATGCGTCCAGCGGCCATAGCCGACGCCGTTCTTCGCTGACGCCACATTGATCATGTAGGCGTGCTTGGATGCCGGATCCGGCACCTTGTCCGCCGACTGCTCGTCCGTAATGACGATCAATCGATCGTGCGGAAGCGCGTTCGCCTCCTTGACGGCCTGTCCGAGCATCGTGCCGCCACGCTCCTGCGAGCGAACAATCGCGTCAATGCCAGCCATGCCGCGACGAGGCGGAACTTCGACCAGGACCGGACTGCCATTCCACTCATCGCCCGCATATTTTATGTTGCCCGCCGAAAACGAGAACATTCGAACGTCACCATAAACGATGGCTGCCAACGCTGCGGCTGCATCGAGACGCGTCAGTTCGGATTTCGCCGACAACTTCTCGTTCATGGATATGGAGACGTCGACAAGGACGATGGTCTTGCCCGGCAGCGGCTTCATTTCAGAAATCGCTTCCGACAAGGCGCTATCGATCGCCGGCTCGAGTTGCGGACACGCGCGTGCTGCCGCCACATATCGGAACGGCAAAACGCGGTCAGCGCCGCCGCGGCGCGCCGTGATTGCGCGCTTGACCAGATCGGTATCGCAGCCCGCTTCGACCATGTTGCGCAGATTGCGCAGTAGGGCCAGATAGCCGAGCTTGTTCTCGCCGATCAGACGTTCGAACGTCGCCTTCTTGTCCTTACCGGCAGAGAGCTCCACCTCCCACGTATCGGGAGAAGCGAGTTCGTTCTCGGCAAGTTGCTTCCAAAGCGCGGCCTGCTGCTCATCCTTCGGCTTCGGATTGACGAGAAACATCACATCACGGAGCTTGATGGCAGCGTCGCGATTGTACTTCGCCAAGGCATAGCCATCGAACTTTGCGAACGCGCGCGCCAAGCCTTTCTTGACCTGCCCGGAAAGTGGATGCTTGCCGTTGCGCCAGTAGACCGCAAGGAACTCCGTCAATTCGTCAGCGCGCTGGACCGTGTTCTCAATCGCACCCGCAACGAGGCCCGGCTTACCCGCGCCCGTTCGCGTCAGAACATCCAGAAGCAACAACGGCGCATGACGCAAGTTGAAGTCCGACCGCGCCTCCACGGCGAGCGCCGCCAACTCTTCCGGGGCGACATTGCCAGCAAGTTCGGTGATGCGATCGGCGATCGTCGCGCCGCTTTCATAGAACTCGTTTTCCCAGAGGAGGCATGACAGCACCGACCGGCGCAGTTCTTCCATCGGCGTCAAACGCTGATAAGCCGGCGCGCCTTCGTAGGTTGCTTTCGAGCCAGAATAAGGATTGGTCTTCACATTCAATCGTGCCATGTCCGGCATCCCTTTCCGCCAGCGGTGGCACCAGACAATGCAGTGCGGGGAACAGGCGCATCCGGTCAGCTAGCGCTCTACCAACTGAGCTACCCGGGCATTGACATCGCTGCCTCCGCCCAGAGCGGGATTCGAACCCGCGACCTCTCGATTACAAGTCGAAGTAACCGAACACTACACCGCCGCACTGCATTGACGAAGTGCCCGGGGAACAAGCGGCAACGGTTCGTTTCAAATGCCAGAAGTAACCGTCACCTTCACCGCCGAGCGCCTATCGTATGCGATATTTCGCGCGCTCACGTCAAGCGCTTATTTTAAGCGTCTGGATTTATTTTTTGAATCAAACCGATACGAATTCTGCTATGATTTGCGGCATTGAGAGCTGATGTCTCAGAACCCGGGAGACGGATCATGATCCGCGCCGGAGTAAAGTCCGGCAGAACGCGCCCGCTCGGCACCCGCCAGCGGGCGTTTTTGTTTCAGGCTCACCGTCGTTCACGATTGCTGTTTCTTCGTAGCAGCCATAAAGCCGGCAACCCTTCCCGACATGAAATTCGACGATAGTGCAAGAAACAGTAATCGCTCCCGCATCTCAGCGTCTTTCATTTCGCCCAGAACCGCTAGAAGCTGGATTGCTTGTGTCTCTATCGCATCGTTCGCTTCATCAACGGATAGATCACCATCCGGAATAATCGGCGGCGCAAAAACAATATCCCCTCTCGACATTTCACTGAACCCCTTAGTCTACGGATTGACCCATTCTTCCCTTCGCCTGCGCAAGCGCACGAGAATTGACGCGGCCAGCGTCTTTTCCTCTTTCGTCGCGTACGGATTGCGCAGAATGCGCTGCGCGCTCGCGATGATGTTTTCGCGCGGGGGCTTTCGCCTGATGCTGCCGAGCGCGCCGGCGGCCACGCATTTCACGTCCGGCGATGCCGTCGGGCTTAGCAATATGCGCGAGGCGATCAGCGCCACCGCTTCACGGACCTGGGACATGCGCGTCTCGCCTCTCTCTACGATCGCACTCGAAGCGCTCGAAACTCATGACCGGCGGCTGATGCGCGGCAATCTCCATGTAGAGCTGCGCCAGGATCCGGTTCCATTTGGCTGACGCTCGAAGCTCTGCAAACGATTTAAAGGTCTCGCGCGTGTCCTTGCTCATGGCATCACCGCCAGGTTGTGGTTGTCGATGTGAAGGTGAACGCCTGTATGGTCATCGGATCGGCATCGAATTCGTATTCCCGGACAATCTCGATCGCCCTTTTGTGGCGCGCGATCTCGGACTCGATCTCGGAAATAAACTGCCGGAACGCGTTCGATCGCGTCGTCATGGCATTCGCGATCAGGTTCGGGCCCTTCCCCGATTTGCGCCGGAATTTTTTCAAGGCGCGTTCATTGCGCGCCAGCTTCCTCTCTGTCTCCTTTTTCTTACGTTCAAATTCCGTGATCTGCTGACCGATATAGGTCGCAGCGATGTCGACAAGGTTTGTCGACAACGGATCAACGCCTTGATGATCACCGTCAATGATCGAGTTGATGACGCCCATGACTAGGTGGAAGGCCTGAACGTGGGTGTTATCGGGATTCGCCTCGTCGACGTCGCCCGTCTGGTCGAACTTGGCGCGGCGTTTTTCATCCGACAGAACGTCTTTCGCCAGCGCGACGAGCGCGAAAGATTCCTTCGATCCGCCGGCGTGATCGGGATGCGCGTCCATGGCGCGCTCGCGGTACGCTTTCTTGACGTCTTCGGGCGAGGCATCGCGCGGGAGCCCGAGCGTCTCATAGGGATCGAACTTTTTCTTGCTCATCAGTCTTCCAATTCCATTTCCCGCGCTTCGTCGTCGCGCAGCCGGGCTTGGTACTTTTCCCAAACGCTCACGAGTTTGACGATGTCATGAGCGCTGATCAGCTTGATGAAGCGCTCGTGGCGGGCGAAAACGTCGTTATGGCCGTGCCGGACCGCCATGATGTACAGTTCGGCGCGGGCCGCCATGAGACTGAGGTAGACAGCAGAGAGTTTGCCCTGACCGAGCGCGCCGTCCGGAATGCCATCCTTCCATTCGCGCATCTGCTCGATCAGGGCTTTTTCGTCTTCGGTGACTTCAAACAGGGGCATTAGCCGCCTCCCATGCACTGATGGCAACCGGCACGATCGGCCGGACGAGTTCGCGCATCGCTTCCGCATAGACGCGAATTTCGTGCTGTGCGTGCGCATGTGTCCGGAGCGTCAAGAACTTGAGCAGATTCAGCAGATCAACAGACGCGAACATATGGCTGTACGTCGCCACTGGCAGCACCGAGCGCGCGAGCTCGCGCGGGACACCGCGCAGCAGTAGCAGACGATAGGTCTCGAACGATGCCCGACATGCATGATCAATGATGGACGGTACGATCATGTCTGGCTTCTCGATACCCATGTCGCGTGCCTGCTTGTTGTCCTTTGACTGGACGCCGATGACTGATGGGCTTGGGATATAGAATTCTTCCGGCAGTTCTCGATAACGCGCTGAAAGCTCGTTGAACGTCCACGTCCGGTGCCGGTGCCATTGCCGAAAAACAAAGATCGGGGCCTTCACCTCGAACGTGAACGTCACGGCCTCGAAGGGCGTCGTGTGGTGGTTCTTCCAGAGGTAGTTGATCAAGCGAGCATCCGAACCGTGATCCTCGCCTGCGCGCCAAGCGGCGTCATAGGACACTCGTGCAGCGCGCACGATCGACAGATCGCCGCCCATGTGATCGACCAGACGAACGTGACCGTGATCGAGAACAGCGATTTTGTTTTCCGCGACAAATATCGTCATCACTGCAATCCCTGTTTGCGCAGATTGTTCACCGCGTCGCGCGGATCTCCACCACGGCCGTTCGTTGGCGGCGCATCACCGGTTTCAGCCACCGCAGCAAGGCGCTGGCTGATCAGGAAGTTCGGATCGAGAACATTGGCCATCCCGACGACGTCGGCGGTGAGCTGGCGGCGCGCGTCGTCGATCGAAAGGCCGAAGTTCGCGATGATGTCCGTCAACTGCTTGATGACGTGCATGTCATAGCGGTGCGAACGGTCGAAATCTTCCATGTATTTGCGCAGAAAGCTCTGCAGGTCGTCGTCGTTTTGGCTCATGATCTTTCCCCAGATTGAAATTCAACGCATGAACGCAACTGACGCGACCTAGCCAACAAAAAACCAAACAGCCAGTCATGGTTTCTTTCGTGTCCTGCTAATGAGGTACTCCCCGATGTCCATCGCGATCAGGACCCCGATCGCAAACGACGTCATCACCAGAGCTCCATCTTCGCCGTAGGCGAGCAGCACCATGCAATAGACGCCAAAGC